AGCTACACCACATCCACCTGTTGTGTTTAACAATAAAGCATTTGTACCCATTGCAGTATTACTACCACCTGTAGTATTTGCTTCTAAGGTATTTCTTCCAACTGCTGAGTTTCTTGAGCCTCCAACATTAAGTCTTAAAGCTTCATAACCCACTGCTGTGTTATCTCCAGCTGTATTATTTTCTAAAGCATCTCTACCCACTGCTGTGTTACCAGAACCAGATATGTTACTTTTTAAAGCTTCTAATCCAAAAGCTGTATTGTTTCCACCTGTTGTGTTAGCACACATAGCTTGATAACCCATAGCTGTTGAACCATTTGATGTTGTACTAGCTTTCATGGCTCCAAAACCAACTGCTGTTCCAAATCCAGAAGTCGTACAAGCTAAAGCATTCATACCAACTGCTGTATTATTACTTGTTGTGCTGTTACCTAAAGCACTATTTCCTAATGCTGTATTGTTTCCACCTGTTACATTAGATGCAAGTGAAAAATAACCAAAAGCACTGTTACAAGAAGCTGTAGTATTAGAACATAATGACCTTCTTCCAAAAGCTTGATTGACAGTCCCAGTTGTATTTGAATCTAAAGAAGCAATACCAACTGCTGTATTACTATGACCTATTGTGTTAAGACATAAAGCATCTTTACCAATAGCTGTGTTGCAACAACCTGTTGTGTTACAAGTTAAAGCATTATGACCTACTGCTGTATTATCTGCAGCTGTATTTTTAAGTAAAGTACTTTTACCTAACGCAGTATTAGCTGATCCACTTACATTACATTTTAAAGCATTAAAACCAACTCCTGTATTTTCAGAAGCTGTATTTTTTGTTAATGTATCATGTCCAATAGCAACATTAAAATTACCAGTAACATTTGCATCTAAAGCAAAAGTACCTACTGCTATATTTTGACAACCTGTTGTGTTAGATGTTAAAGATTGATAACCTACTGCTGTATTGTTAGATGCTGTTGTGTTAGCTTCAAGTGCTTCTCTACCAACTGCAACATTATTAGTACCTGTTGTATTTAATTTATTTGCAAGATAACCTAATGCTGTACTTCCTGTACCAGTTGAATTAGTGAATAAAGCACAAGCACCAACAGCCGTCATATTTCCAACTGTATTGCATTTTAAAGATTGAAAACCTATTGCTACGTTGCAATTTCCTGTTACGTTTTTAAATAAAGCTTCATTTCCAATTGCTACAGATTGAGCTCCTGTTTCGTTTTTACACATAGCAGTCATACCTATTGCAACATTACCAGCCGATGTAGTAGTAGATTTTAAAGAATTTCTACCTATTGCAATATTACAGTCTCCAGTTGTTATTGCTGTACCAGCTGCATTTCCAATTGCTACATTATAAATTCCACCAGATTGAACACTATCTAAAGCAGTATCCCCTAAAGCAACATTTCCTGTTCCTACAGGATAGTTACCATCTAATTTTATTGTGCCACCGTCAACGGCTAACGCACCTGTTAAAGTTAATCCTCCACCTGGTGCAAGTGATACCCCCGAAGGAATAGAAACAGTATCTCCTGAAGTACCAAGAGTTAACGTTGTGCCTGATTGTGGATCTATTTGATTAACTTCTATTTTACTCATTAAATTACTACCAAAGTTCCTGTTATAGTTTGTGTTGCTGTTATTGTAACGGGCCCTGCTAATACACCAGAGTCTATTGTTTGATCTTCTGAAATAGTAGAGCTATGGGTAACTACATAAGGAGTAGCATCCATTACTGGTGAAATAGTTTTTTTAGCTGGAATAGTACAAAATACATCCTTATCTCCTGCACTAAAAGTAACCAAACCATCCGAGTTAGATGAAGATATAACTCCCGCACTTGTACGTACAAGTGTGTTTGTAGCACTTAAAGTATTCTCACCTACTTCAAAATTACTTGAAGCTGCTTGAACTATGGCATAGTAAGTTGTGTTACCAACACCAACACCACTAGCAAAACTTTCAAAACCTTGAGACACTGCTGCTAAGGTAAAGTTTCCTGTACCCGTAGTAGTGCTAACTTGTTTAACTCTATCGTTAATGACAAGTGCCATGTACTTACTCCTACGTTAATCTTAATATTGCTGCTGAAGTAGTGAATGCTGGAAATTGAATTGTAAAAGTCCCAGACGTTGCCGTCTTATCACCACCAAAATCTAACACGGCTACCGCATCAGTAGTATTTGAACCACCATTAGTTTGAGTGTTATAAATCAAAGCTCCTCTAGCTGTAAGTGTTACACCTACAAATGAAACTGTAGCAAAACTAGTTATAGCCACCGATGATGATACTTTAACACCTTGGTTAACAAGTGCTTTACCACCTGCTGTGTATCCCGATGAAGTTACTTCAGTGTTACTTCCACCACCTGGGTTAGTTGAATAGTTTGCTGTTGATTTACCTAATGTTGCTGAACTTGTATACATTGCTAATTTATATGTATCAGTTGATGCATCAAAATCGTGACTTCCCTGTAATAATTCTTTTTTAAATGTATTACAAATTGCATTTGTTGTTATTGCCATAATATTTCTCCTTTAAATTTAACTGTTTGGTGATGGTGAAGGCACTTTAACTCGTGGCACACCATCATCGTATTCTGCACGTCTTCTTCTCCCCATTTGTTGAAGAGCAAAATTCTGTATGTTTTCATTATACTTACTTTTATATAGATTGTACATATCCATTGGTCCTTTAAGAAAGGCGTAAGCCTCTGTAAGAACACCATCTAAAAGCATTCCTTGTTGATATTCTGATAAGTAAGTATTATTTGATGCAGTGAAATTAGGGGGAGTTATAATGTAATTTAACTGTACTGCATAGTCTTGATCCGGTGTTGGCCCAACTACAATAGAACTTTCGTCCCAGTTTGCATAGTATTTAGGAACTCCTGTTATTCCTGTGCCATTATATTCAGTAATAAAACTAGTATCTCTTTTTTCCATAAAAGTCCTATCTCCTGTCGAAATACTTGTAGTACTAAAAACTTGTAATGATCTTATAACTAAAAAATCTGAAGGTGTTACTAGAAATCTTTTTCCAGTACTAAATGAAGATGTAGCATATTTTCTTGTATCATCATAATCTACAGTCCCTGCTACATTTAATTCTATATTTCTAATAAATTGACCAATAATTGTATCTGTTAAAACATTATTATCTACTTCAGTAAAGTTTCTTACTTCTGCTAAAAAATCTGAATAACTTATTGCCATTATGTAATACTCACTGTTACGCTAGCTAATATAGAATTTAATTGTCTTCTTCTGTTTTGTAGTGAAGGGTCTTCTGGAGTCATACTTGATATAGAAGTTGTTATACCATTAGATGTAACTTCAGATGTTTGTGTACTAAATGCAAAGTCTCCTGGTAAAGTTAAATTAGCAGTCATCATCCCTTGACCTCCAGTTGAGGCTACTACACCATTGACTAAAGTTGGTTGTTGAAAATCCATTGACCTTGTATTTTGTAAAGCTATAGGATCTGCTTTGTGATAGGGTGGATCTAGTTGTGGATGCTTAGGTTCGTATTCTGAAATATGAACTAAAGCACCTGTCCATTCCTTAACCATTTCTCTATAAGGAAACGCTTGACCAGATCTATCTGATATTGATTGACTTTTTTTACCGGATGCAAAACTCATTATACACCTCCTGGAAAGTATGATTGAGGTGATATGTAAACTGAAGTTCTTGAGCCATCTTCATTAAGTGCTCTTAATAATTCATCCTCATATAATTGTTTTAATAATTGTATTCTATCAGGTGCCCTTTTTTGTGATAAGTAATAAGCAAGACCCGAACACATACAAGGTAAAAATCTAAAAGGTACATCTGGATTATTTGTATATGTACCTGCATCTTGTATCCTATCAATAGAATAATACTTTAAAGTTGTGTAGGTTGATGCATCCGGCGCAAGATAAAGACTAATAGTTGGTTGAGTTTGTCTGTCTATAAAATATTGGGAAGGTTGACCTGTTGCTAATTTATTAGGTAGAGCAGAATAAGCTGATCTATCTATTTTAGTTAAAGCAATATCATTTGTGTTAGAAGTACCTTGTCCCGTTATGTTTTGAACCGCCACTCCTGATACATGAGCCACGGCTAACGAACCTAAAGCTCCTCTAGTTGCACCAGTTAAAGTATTAGTAGATTTGCCTGTGTAAGTTATAAATTCTAATCCTATTTGAACAGTTCCAGTTGTCCCAAAAGCAGAAGCATCAGTTAACACAACACTTGTACTTGTTGTTGTTAAAGCTGCATTTAAAGTTCCGTTAACTGCACCTGTTGAAGATATATAAGCTTCAAGAACATCATTAACTTGTATTGGGGCTGAATAAGTTGCAACACCTGCAGTGAAAACTATTTGATTAAGATTAACTTTCCAAAGATGAACGCCTCTGTTGCCCCACTCTGAAAATAAAAGATTTAAGCTACGTCTTGCACTTCTAATATCATGACCACTATTAGTTCTTAAGCCACATCTCTCGTATGCTTCTTCAATAATATCATCAATCTGTAGATCAAATGTTGTAGTTCCTGATGTTGCCATAATGCATTAAACTATATCTTTATAATAATCCATAGATTTTCCAGGGATTAAATCTTCATCTTGTAAACCCATACCAGAAGTTCTAGCTGCACCCATACCTTTTATAGCAGCACCTCCTGCAACTTTTTTTATTACCTTAAAATCTCTATCAGTATTTTTAAGTTTATTTTTCATTTCTGAAGTACTCATACTTAATAAGTTTTCTGCCTCTGAATCAGCTATTTGCGCATTTAGTACTTTTTTTAACATCTGATCTCTTACTTTTGATTTTTCTTGACTTGATTTTTTAGAATCTGCTATTGACCCTTTAAATGCTTTCATCATCTTAGACTCACCACCTTTATACAACTTAGGTATAGTTTTGTTAAACTTTCGTGCTTCAGACTCAGATATAGCAGCCCCAGACATTTTTTTTATATATTTTGTTTTTAATTCTTTTAATTCTTTTTTAGTAGTCGCAGCTCCAGACTGGCTTTCAACAAATTTTGAAAAACTAGCCATTTTCCCTGTATTAGCTTTCATCATCTTAAAATCATTTCCAGATATTTTACCATCTCCATCTTTATCTAATTTCTTTTGTTTCCCTGTTAACATTATATCTCCTCCTTTATTAAAAAATCTTGTTGCCATT